GCTGTTGATCATGTGCTTTTGGATGGTGTTGAGGATAAGGATGAAGCAATTAAAAGAGCTTTAGAAGAAGTGATTGATGGTGCTGGCGACATGCTTGTTACAATTATTTTGTTTATAGCGTTGGCTAATCAGTTAACTAAAACTTACATTAATAAAGAAATTGATTCTACATCTTGTTTACAGGCAGCTTATGATGAGATCAAAGGTCGTACAGGTAAAATGGTAGATGGACTATTTGTAAAAGACAATTAAATGAAAAAAACAAATACTTACGAGGCAAAAAAGAAGATCAGGCGTAGAGGCGTTCATGCTAAAAGCAAGACTTCTAAAATAAAAAGTTCCAAAAACTACAAAAAACCTTACAACGGTCAAGGACGTTAAATTTCCCTAAAAAGGGGGGGTGTGTAATATAGCTTGCAAATACATTTATTATTATGGAAGCACTTACTCAATTTGTCGAAGGTCAGGTCTGGTTTAACTGGGCTACTGCTGTTATTGCTGCTGCTAGCACATTCGCAGCTTCTACTCCAACCCCCAAAGAGGGATCTATTCTTGCTAAAGTCTACAAAGTCATTGACTTTCTCAGTGTGAATATTGGAAAAGCTAAAGAAAAAGGAGATAAGTAAGACAAACCGTCTATCTTAATCAATAGAATCAGGCCATGAGAGTCATTATTTTGTCTATCATTACTTCTTTTTTTTGTTATGCGGCGATTTCTAATAAAGCCGATTCAAAAGAGGAAAGTAAAGAAGAGTCAAAATAAATCCTTTTTAAATATTTAAAAACCGTCCTACGGGACGGTTTTTTTTGTTATTTGGTCTTGAATTTCTCAAGCACTTACTTAAAATTAAGTAATGAGCTTAGAGCCTATCATTGATACAGTACAAAAATATCCTAAAGGATGGGGAGAGGAAATTTGGATCGCAAATAATGAGAAGTATTGCGGTAAAATTTTAAATTTTTTTAAAGGTGCAGAGTTCTCCATGCACTACCACATAAAAAAAGAAGAGACTTGGGCCGTCACAAAGGGGAAGTTCCTCTTGAAATACTATGATTTGACTAACGCAGAAGAAAAGCAAAGGACTTTAATTGTAGGAGATACAGTCCACTTGAAGCCTTGTGTCCCCCATAAGCTTATAGCTTTAGAAGAATCTTCTGTTTTTGAAGTTAGCACTCAACACTTCGAAGATGATTCTTATAGAGTTCAAAAGGGAAACTCTCAGAAATGAAAAAAATTCTTATTATAGGAGAGAGTTGTTTGGATGTTTTTATCTATGGTTCTGCTGATAGGCTTTGCCCAGAAGCTCCTGTACCAGTTTTCAGAGGATCTAAGTTGATTGAGTGCTCTGGCATGGCCTCTAATGTCCACAGGAACGTCATAGAATGCGTCAACGACTTAAATGAGACAGGGTTAGTAGATATTTTAACAAACGATAAGGAAGGCTCTAAGATTAGATATATAGACTCTTCTTCTAATCAAATGTTTTTACGTGTTGACTCAGATTCTTACAAAGAGCTTAACAAATTAAAATTACATGAGGCAAAAATATGGAGTTATGATGCAGTGATTGTTTCTGATTATAATAAAGGCTACTTAACAAACAGAGATTTAAAATATATTGCAGATAATGCTCAAATGTCTTTCTTAGATACTAAAAAGAAATACAACGTAAAGTGGGCTGATTCATTTGACTTTATAAAAATCAACGAAAAAGAATACAGTGAGAATGGCTTTAAGGGTATGGGTATGCAGAATCTTATTGTAACTTTGGGGGCTAAAGGTTGTAGATTCAAGGGGAACAAATATCCTTTAAATTCTGCTGCTCAAGTAAGAGATGTGAGTGGTGCTGGAGATACTTTTCTTGCCGCTTTTGCGACTCATTATTTATTTAATTTAGATTTAGATTTAGCTATTGATTATGCTCAGTTTTGCTGTAGTATCGTTGTAGGGAAATCTGGTACAGCTACAATATGAATCATCCAAAAATAGTTAGCTCAAAAACAATTATTTATCAGTCCCAAATACAGGGTAAAAGGGTGGTCTTTACCAATGGTTGTTTTGATTTATTCCATGCGGGTCATGCTCATTTACTTCAATCTATAAAACAAGAACTTACTGATGACTGTGTGTTAGTTGTTGGGGTAAATGGAGATAAGAGTGTCAAAAAAAATAAAGGCCCAGATAGACCTATTATTAGTCAAGAACAGAGAGCCTTTCTTGTAGCTTGCCAAGAGAGTGTTGACTATGTGTTTATATTCAATGAGAAGACTGTAGAGAGTTATCTCAAACACTTTAAACCTTGGCGTTGGTACAAGGGTGGGGATTACAGTATTACAACTTTAGATCCTGTAGAGAGATTAGCTTGTGGTCAAACAGAAGTAAGATTTATTCCTTTCGCTGAAGATATAAGCGCCACTAAAATTATAGAAAAAATAAAAAAAATATGAAGACTTTTATTGTAGATATTGACGGGACTATTTGCACGGATAGTCGGGGCAGATATGAGTTAGCTCGCCCAATGAGTTCTCGCATACAATACTTTAATGATTTGTATAACAGGGGCAATGAGATTATCTATTGGACCGCTAGAGGAGGCAACTCTGGAAAAGATTGGTCCGAACTTACAAAGAAGCAGCTTGAGGACTGGGGAGTCAAATATACAGAACTAAGAATGAATAAGCCATCATATGATTTTTGGATTGATGATAAGGCTTATAATGGGAATAGGTTCTTTGATGAACTTTATTTTTAAGTGCTACTGCTAACTGTTAAGTAAATATTCTCCCCATCTGAACTGATGGAAAGATCATTATTATCTGGATCTGGAGCGACTAAAGCTTTTACTCCAATCATTCCAAAAGCATTGTAACTTTCGTCTGTATTCAGTATTGACACGCAATTAGTGTCGGAACCTGTGCTACCTCCTTCACTTTCAGGTTTGTGTAGCTGTTTGAATCCTCTATAATACCAATGGATATTTTCTCTTAAATAAAGTTCTTTGATGTCTGTTCCTTGTATTTCTGCGAGGTCTAAGAAAAAGTCTGCTGGGTCTTTTGGGTTTTCTGAATTGAGTTCGATTGGAACTTCATTGTCAACATAAAAGTTGTCAATTTGATTACTAGTACTCTCACTATCCTTAACAATTATTTTTGCTTCTTCTATCTTGCCTTCCTTATGGTCTAATTTTATTTTTAATTGGTATTCTTTTTCCTCGTCTATACCATGTGTGTGAGTCAATCCTGTAACTGCAATTTTTTTTCCTGAGTTTGCATACTCATAGATATAAGCCGCATTAAATACAACCTTAACTTCAGATGCTGATATTTGAGTTATCTTTGGGAGAAATGGAGTTGAATATAAAACAAATGAGGCAGTACCTGCCATACTTGAGTCTATGTGATATGTAGAAGGCATTATTTATGTAAAATATTGATTATTTCTCCATTTTCGCCAAAAAAATAAAGATGGTCGAAATGATTAAAAGAATTATAATTAATGCATTTAATTTCTTTTTCTGGAAATTCGGCAGACCTTCCTAAAAAATATTTTTTACCTCCGACCTTCAGGGTGCCATCAGGCCAGAGGTATTGCTTTTCCGCGAAATAACAATCTTTTAATTGTGTATTGTGCCATGTTTCGATATAAGCAAACTCGTTATCGAAATCATGTCTCTTAGTTTCGATTTCTAATTTTTTCTTAACTATCGTTTTCACTAAAAGATTTTAAAGATTTTTATATAAAAAATCAAGATTATTTATCTTCTTCTTTATATTTACTTTCTTTTTTCATCTTTTCGATGATTTTCTTTTGGAGTGCAGGAGGAAGTTTTTTCTGCTTCTCTGTTAATTCTCCTTTGCTATCATCCATCATCATCGCTCTCATTTTGTCATAAGAAACAGCGCAAGCAGCATAAGTTTGTTTGTCATCCATGCTTGCAGTATCTGTAAACATCTTGTCATCAGATGCACACATGCTCATGTATGATTTATAGACTCCAGCTTCTGCTTCAGAATATTTCTTAGCAATAGTGACTTCCATTTCTCCAGCATCGTTGATGCTAGCCTTCGTTTCTAGGGGGTTGTCCATTTTTGACATAGCTTTTTCATGTTTATAATAATCTAGAGCAGCAGCAATGCTGTGATCTGATACAGAAATTTTATCTTGCACCCAAGCTTCGACATCTTGATCGTCTGCCAACATATCGTGTAATTCTTGAGCCTTTGTTGCAATTGAATATAATGAACTTTTTACCATGCGACCTTCTTGGTCTTCAGCTTTTGATTCCATGGATTCATCATATTGAGTATAACAAACAGCAACACGTTGTTTATTATCCTTGAATTCTTCCTTGTCTGACAATTCAGAGACACAACGACCTACAAAGTCGTTCTTACTTTCTTCTTTATTTGGAGTTGGTAAAGGCATTTTTCTTTATTATAATACACTAGAAATATTAAATAAATGGAAAAAGTAGCTTTCTTAAATCTGACATTAAATTCCTTCAATCAAAATCACATTTGGAAAAAGTTTTTTGATAATGGAAGAGGTGATGATTTTAGTTTGCATATTCATCCTAAAGAGAGGAAGCCTAGTATATTTTCTGATTATTATATTGATAATCTAGTTCCAACAGCATGGGGGCATTTTTCATTAGTTGAAGCTACTATAGAGTTAATGAAGTCAGCTTTAGAGGATGATCAGAATGAATATTTTACCTTGATTAGTGACTCGCACTTCCCCCTTTATGATTTAGACACAACAGTAGATTTGATTAAAAAAAGGTATAAAAAAACGACTTTTGCAAAACATTTTAGTTTTCACACAAAAGTTAAAAGTCAAAAAGTTTTTAAAGAGGGCGTTGTTGGCTATGATTTTGGTGAGTATAATGCAGTTTGTCAGTTTTTTGTTTGTCGCAGAAAGGATGTGGAGCAATTCGTTGAAACTTTTGAATACTGGTCTCAGTTTTTTGTAAAAGAAAAAGTTATTTTTGCTGATGAATTTTATTTTTGGGGAATAGCGAAACAACTGGGCATGGATTTTGAAATGGGACAAGCTACAACATACTCTGATTGGAGCATCAGGATGAATAATGATGGGACTCAAGACAGAAATCCTAGAGCTTTTAAGAAATTAAGTAAAGGAGAGCTTGACACTTACAGAAAATCTGGTTATATTTATGCGCGGAAGATAATGCCAAACACTTTTGTAATGGCAAATCCGTTTAAATATTGATAAAATATGAAAAATACAGTAGAATTATTGGGGCACTATGGATCAGATGAAGTAATTGCCTGTTCTGCATGGACATCCACAAGTAGGAAACTAGATGAAAAGAAGCGAAAGAGAATTCCGAAGCTCATCAACATGCTTTGGAGCGAGGGACACGAGACACCCTTTGAAAAGGGCAGTGTCCACTTTCTTGTGGATTGCGATATTGCCTCTCATATTCATTTACTTAAGCATAGAATATCTTCTCTCAATGCTGAAAGCGCGAGGTACAAAGAGCTAAAAGAAGATAAAATTTTTGTCCCTGATGATTGGCCAGAGGCATGGCAGAATGAATTGATGCTGTATGCTTCTCATGGGAATAAGCTTTATCATGAATGCATAGAGGCTCTTGAGTCTAGATTGGGACGCAAACGTGCAAAAGAATCTGCTCGTTTCTTCAAGACTTACAATAGTCGTATTCAAGCTGATGTACAATTTAACATGCGTAGCTTTGCAAACTTTATTAAGTTACGGAAAAGTGAACACGCCCAGAAAGAAATTAGAGAAATAGCTGAAAAAATGCTTGACTTGGTTAAGGGCATTGAAGATAATCCCTTTGAACATACCCTAAATAGTTGGGGATACTAACTACTGATTCTATGAAATACGCATATATTAATACAGTTGTAAACGATAAGAAGAAAAACAATGCAGCCCTTGTTTATTTTCAGATTAGTTCTGATGATGGCAGACATTTTCTTTTTACAGAGAACGAGCTAAAGAAAGCTGAAGCTCGCGCAAAAAAGAACCCAGAAGATCTTGACATTAGGAATCTTACCTTTATAAAAGATTAATTATGAAAAGTTTAAAAGTATTAAGTGATCCAGAAGAAACTTACGTAAGGACTGTCTGGTATTATCATGCTGAGATTGACGGCAAGAGAATTGTCGTTCAAGGTGATGAAACTTGGGATGGTGCAGATTACTGTATTTACCATTATGATGAAAATTGTCGTAATGGCTTTGGAGAAGAATTGGAAGGTGAAGAACATGATGAGCTTTATGAGGAGCTTTCAGAAGCTGGTCTGTTCTCTCAGGGTGTTGAAAAAGGGTGGGATATTCCTTTAACTTATGGTGAAGATGAGTAATGAGCAAAACTCCTGACAATTTTCTTAGACCACCAGAAGAGGAGATCATATCTGATGACGATTTGTTTATTAGATTAGATTATTCCTCTACAAAGTATTATTTAGATGATTCTTGCAAAAAGCTCCACAGGAACTATGGGCCAGCAGTTATTTATAATAATGGTAGTGTAGAATATTGGAGGCAAGGTCAATTGCATAACATTTCTGGTCCAGCTATTGAGACGAGTCGGGGTAAAAAAGTATACTATTTATATGGGCGCAGGTTAACTCATAAGCATTGGTTCTTATTCAAGCAAAGATATTCTCTTGACAAAGGGTCAGAAAATAGTGTAATAAGGGTACATGAAAATTACGGGGACACAGAAAGTTGAAATTAACATCTCAGAAAGCCAAAGGCATTTGATTGCTATAGACTATATATCAGAGGTCTTTGACTGGGATTCCGATTATTTTATTGAAGATGGTTGGGTTATTAAAAGAGAGATAGCCCATACTTCACATAGCTTCGAAATGAATAACAAGGTCAGGGAAGCAACAAAAGGAGATCAGTGCCTGTATGATATCTTTAAAATATTAAAGAAACAGGTTTTTTAATTTAACCATTAAAAATACTACCATCTCCCGTGTAGCGTAGTCCTGCATCATAAGGGGAAATATAAAGAGATTCTGGCATGTTCAGGTCTCTTATTTTTTTATTGAATTCACGAACAATATGATCATTCAGTTCAGAGGCATCATTTGTACCATAAAAACCAGTGACTTCTGCCCTGTAACTAACCCAATCTCCAGAAGTTAAACTGAAGTCGCAGTGAATCTCTCCTTGTTTTTGTCTAGGCATATTATTCTATACACAAAAAAGTCGCAAGTTTAAGCGGGATTTGGCCAAATAAGGGGGGTGGAATAAGCTTACGAAAAATAATATTCAACGGCATCATTTGAAATCGGAAATGTATAAGAAAAATCCAATGTTGCATTTCCGTCTAAATCGTGAGAATGACTTACAGAATTTAAAAAACAATTATAAACTTTTATATTTAAATTTGGATTTTCAGAAGATGATCCCAAAGGAGTTTCTGGTATTACAAATGTAAAGTTTCCTTTTTCTACCACCAAGTTTGATAGATCCATTGTGTCATCTACATTATTTTTGATTACAGATATGCTTAAAGATCCTTGTGCTGGTAAAACTGGATATCTTCTTTTTGCTCCTCTTTGGCCAACTCTAATTGTAGCTCTTCTTTCTATTCCAACAGAAAGAGAAATAGATTGAATAGGAAAGTCTGTAGAATTAATTCCTTCATCAAGGGTGGTGGTTAATGTAATATCTTGTGGTCTAAAAATATTTATTTTTGAAGAGTCTAGATCTAAATCAATTAGTGAGTTACCTTCACTAACTGACAAGGAATCACACTGGTATCCATAAGAACCACGAGCCAATTCTCCTACGCTAAAGTCCAGAGAGAAGTTGGTTAAGTTTGCTTTTGAAAAAGTGGTTCTGGCAGTAGCATCTTTTAGTTGAATGGTTGATTCATCAGAGCTTAAAAACTTCAAGTAGTTGCCATTTGTATCTAAAACATGATCATTAACAATGAAGCTAATAGATGTATCAATGGGTTGATCTGCGGTTAAAATATAATCCTCTTGCTTGTAAGACCCAAGTTTTCTCAGTTCTTGAACATTCTTTGGATTCTCATAGCTGAAAGATTGAACTCCCCTAATCAAAGTGCTATCGATGTAGACTTGACTTTCATGAGAGTGAACTCTAGTTGCAGAAGGCATGTAATATATTACACAAAAAAACCCACTCCCGTAGGAGTAGGTTTTTGAAGGTGTGAATTTTTAATCGTTTTTACTCAATTTTTGGGTAGTTGTCCTTCCTTTGCTCCATAAGCATTGCCTTTGCTAATATCGCGTAATTTACGATATCATCGCAAGCATCTTCGACACTCTCATTTGAGACTTTCAACTCCTTGTCATTTGTGAAAGACCTAATCCTCTGGATCTTATCAATAACTCTAAGTAGTAAACCTTGCACTGGATCAATCCCAAGGACAGATGCAGCGTTAAAATTAGCGAAAGGATCAGTGGCTTTTTCTCCACCAGTGTAATCGCTATTTTTTTGTCTCATGATCTTCCTGCAAGTTTCGCAGGTTTCTTCATGTAGTTCTAGTAGTTCTTCAGTTGTCATAATTTTTTCTTTCTTCCATTCTCTCTATATGCTTTTCCCATATATTTTTTTTTGCATTTTTTTTCAAAAACTCCTTGGCCTTATTAATTCTTTCTTTAGCTAAATTAACTCTGGCTTGACGATAAACTTCAAAGGGAAATTTAATCCAACAAACTATCCCTGCGATTAATCCAAGTGGTATTCCAACAACAATAGACCCGACAAAAATAAATATTTCTTCAAAAAAAAATTTCATTTTACTTTATACCAATAAGGAGCTTTTCTTTTTGTCCACTTGGCAAAGCGGGACTTGTCATAATTATAGTATTCCCTGTACTTTTCGACAACAGAAAGATTTTCAAACTGAGGATGAGTCCTGCATTTTTGATCTTGACTAATTGCTACAGCAAATTCTGTAAGGGGTCCAGCAGGAACATTTGACCTGTGCATATTGAGCATACACCATTGAATGAATTGTGCCGAGAAGTGGTCTTTTTCTGTCCTGAATTTTTTTTCTCGCGCCATTGCCATACCATGACGGATTAGCCACATCATATTTGTTTTGGTTTTAGTGGCCCATATTGTGCAAGGGTGTTTCGCATAAGAATGTTTTCTAGGATTACCCTTCTGACTTCTTGGGCAATCTGGTTCAGCTAAGGTTTCCAGTGTAAAGCAGTTGGCTAGCATCTGTGCAGTTTCAACAATCATCTTAGAAACGTGCTTGTCGCAAAGATTTTTGGCTGCTTGGTACGGATCTTGATCGGTAACAAATATGTTCATGTCGAGGTCAGGATAATCGATTATTCACCTGAGTCAAGCCATTTTTTTCTGTTTTTTAATATTTTTTCGATATCGTACTTGTAACACTGAACCCCATTGTAGATAAAATCCCACAAAATACTCTCTAATTTGGGGCTAGGGTTTATTTCTTTTAGAATATCTCCGTAAACCTTCTTCTTTTCCAAATCTAAACCAGCTACGATTTGTTGGGCCTCCTTGATTAAATTTAACTCTTCCTTAACTTCCATCTCTATATTTTCTATTTGATTTGGGATTTGTCAATTAGAAGTGTAATTATTTAAGATGAAGAGGCTTTCTTTTGTTGATGTTTTAAATGTAAAAATAAAAATTATCTACGAAGAAATGGATGAGTGGGGGGAATGTTTAATGGATGATAAGTTAATTAAATTGAATAAAAAATGCCTAAAAGATCCAGAGCAGCATTGGTGGACATTGGTTCATGAAGTCACCCACATGATTTTTGAGATGACTGGCTTGGCTTTCATGGAAAGAAATGATGAGGAAGCTTATGTGAGGTGTGTTGAAAATTTGGTCATTCCTTGGGTACTGAAACACAAGGGGTTACAAAAAAAGTGATTTTTTAATCAAAAAGGTGTTGACCTAAATGATTTTCTGCCTATACTTGGGGCATGGAAATCAACAAGATATTCAAAGGAGCAATTGGGCAAGAGTCAGTCAAGCGCACTTTGAGTGTGTTCATTGACTCTTATAAGGCAACGAACCGCTTGCCATTTATTAACCTCACCACTCAGAAGGGCGGAGGTAAGACTTTCTTTGCTCGCAAATTCCGCGAAGCTCTCCAGCGTCCAGATGGCACTCGTCCTCCCATGCTTGAGATCAATGGTAAGACAATCCGAAATGCTCGCGCTTTCTTTGAGCAGGTTTATCCATTGTGGGTTGAACATAGTGCTTTCTTGTTTATCGATGAGGGACACAATATTCCCAAAGACTTGCAGGAAATTTTCTTGACAGCTTTGAATGTTGACAAGAATCCAGTTCGTACTGTGACTACAGAAGAAGGTACATTTACTTTTGATTTTAGAAAACTTTCTCTTTGTATGGCTACAACTAATCAGGAGAAACTTTGTGAGCCACTTCGTGACCGCCTAAGAGATATTTCTTTTGAAGATTATTCTGGGGAAGAGTTGTATGAAATCTTTGAATCTAACTTGGAGAAAAAAGTTAAGATCGATGATTCTACAAAGAAGGAGATTGTTTCTGTATTGAGGGGCAACCCAAGGGATGCTGTAGTCAAAGCTCAAGATGCTCAGACATATGCTTCCGCAACCAAGTTGAAAGTTTTCACTAAGACTGTATGGTCTGAATTTTGCAAGGCCATGGGGGTAAACCCAATGGGGCTATCCAATTCTGAGATTCAGATCGTGAAGACTCTGCGAGACAGGGGCGCGATGACACTGAATGGCCTCGCCTCTGTCACTGGATACCAGAAGCAAGCTATCCAGAGAGACTACGAGCAGATTTTGCTTAGGAAGAATCTAATGGAAATAGATGTCAAGAGAAAACTGACTCGACGGGGCATGAAATTTGCTCAAACAATTTAATGAAAAAAAACTTGACCTCAATCAAAAACCAACTATCATACGGGCATGGACAACGAACAAGACTTTGACTTTTCTCAGGTTGACATTTCTGTCAATGGAAGCAAGATCCAAGCGGATGACTTGTGGGGACTTATTGGCGGCTTAGAGCGAGCACTCAAAGATGCGGAAGTCCTAGACTATGACGACTCGCTTGAGGTTCTCTCTAGAGAGGCTAGAGCAGTTGTTTCAAAATGCGGATACTAATCTCAACATAAAACTAAACAAAAAAAATGGCAAAACGTGGAAGACCCAAAGGTGGCACATCATTTGTGAACATCAACCTAGAGCAACTCAATGACCTGTTTGGTCATAAGCAAGCAATTCCTGTATCAAGGGTTTGGTTGGAGAAGCTCAATGTTACTGTGGACTCGACTCCCAATGCAGTAATTACTAGCAGTGAAGCTCCTGCTGGAGAAGCAGCAAAGATCGACATTAAACTTGAAGCATGATGAGCGAGGTAGTAAAGTACGAAGTCTACAATCGTAAAGGAGATTGGATGGGAGGATACTCTCTAGAATTAGAGAGAGCAAATCCTAGTATTAATTGTCTTGACATGGCTAAACAGAATGCTTACCAATGTCAGGGTAAAGTTATCGCAGTCTCTTCGGATGGTTCGGAGAAAAAAGTATATCCAGAAAAATGAAAACTAAATTATTCTTAGCTACATCACTACCACTTTGGGCGCTGGCAACTTGGAGTTGCTTCAGGAGTCCTGAAGTCAAAACAATCACAGAAGAAAAGATTGTTTATCCAGAAAAGGTTGAAGCATGTGTCTCTCTCACCAAGTTTCAATTAGAAAAGATGTTGAGCAATTTCAATGAGGATGATCATCCTTCAGAAATGATGCGGTTCAAGAGCCTTGTCAAACGTGATGGTAATGGTTGGAGAATCTCTTCTACTCAT